TTTCATAGTGAATATTTGTCATGTCTAAATAGTCGCGACTATTTAGACATGACCAAAATACACCGAAAAATGACTACTGCCAAAAGAGATTTAGTAAACGGTAAAGAAAGTATAGCCGCTGAAGCTAAAAGGTTATTCTCAGAGCTTGATTTTACAGGTATAACAAAAGGAACATTTATTACCAAAATGCTGGAAGAGGTGTCTGCTTCTCCCTCTGATACTCATAGCCTCATTAAGCATTTAGAAGCTGTGTGGCGTGGTAAAGCTGCTCCTACAATTGCCGAACTAGATAGAGCTAAAAAAATGGTTCAAAACTTCAACGGAGAGACTAAACGAGAAGAACCACAAGTCTCGCAGTCCCTTTCTCGCATGGGAGTTTACGTGCCCAAATACGATAAAACACGTGAGTTACAGCAGAAAATGAAAGCCTCTAAGAAGTCATGAATTCAATAGTCTTGCACTTACCCTATATCGTCGTCGCCCTAGGAGTGGTGGCTATGCTGCCATTCCTATTCAGGGCAACCCGCTCCCCTCGGAAATTCAAATAATGTTTCACCATAAATTCTAAGCAAAATGAAAATCTATTGGAAAACTAGCTCGGTTGGCGCTGAGCTTATTCAAGAGCCAGAGCATGATGGCAAGCCAGAAAAAGTATTGGGTGCAGTGATTATAGCACACGGGTACGCATTTCCCTGGGCATACAATACGCGAGATTCCAAGATATTTCTACCTAGCCTTTTTTCGGAGAAAATAGAGCAAGGGAAAAAAAGCGTAATCACCTATTTACAGCACATTGGTATCCTCCCACTCGAAACCACCCCAATGGCCCATGAGAAAGCTGCTTGAAATAGTCGCATTGTCTTGTATGGTGGTGGTTGCTCTTCTCATTTGCATCGCCACGGGACCAGACCCTAACCCACCCTACCATGACTCCGATGAACGTTAACCGTCCTTTTGCCCGCCCTCAGAATCCGCTTACTTGTTCGCTTCTTTGGTTTAACCTGAGCTACAGATATGCAACGTATCCCAACATCTAAAAGCACAATCGTAATGACGCCCACTACAGTGGCACAAGTAGAAGAGTTGCTACAAAAACGCCTCTTGTGGAAACTAGGAGCGGCGGGGCAAGCCGCTTGCCGCCGAATTATTCGTGATGCTATTGACGACCTTCCCAACCGTTTTCCGCATCCGAGTCAAGTGATGGCGTATCGGATGCAGAAAGGCAAGTTGGAGAGAACACTAGAACGATTAGGTAAATAAAACATTCACTGCCCCAGCTCCCGTTAGAGACCTACACAAAATGTAGAGTAAAGGTTTGGGTTTTTCAAATTCCTCTTGTCCCTGCTCTGCGGGGAACGAGAGCTGGGGCCAAACCAATAAATTCCATGAGCACAGAAACTTTCACTTACACGTACAGATTGACCTTTGCTGGCAACAAGGTTATCAAAAAAACCATGACCGCCGAAAACCCCCGTGCCGTGTGGCACGTGGCCTGTCGCGATGCCGACGCCCAAACGCGTGAGGTACGCAGTATTGTCGTCGAGAAGGTAGCCTGATGGCATCCATTTCTAATTTCCGAAGTATAAACCTGATTTTTTATGTCGAAGATTGACATTCAACGCCTGTTTGCCGAAGATGGTGGCCGCGCTTATATCATCTATCTCTATCCTGACAGTGAACAGAGCTTTGATAACCCCAATAGAAAATTTACACTTCGCCCCGAAAAAACCCCATCCGCTTCATTGAAGCGGATGGAAAGTGGCGAATGGGGCGTAACAGATTTTGGGGACGATAGCAAGTGGAGAAATGCCATTGCCCTTGCGATGAAAGAATTTAAGCTGGAGTATGGTGACGCCATCAGAACCGTAGCCGAGTTTTATAACTACAAGGATGAAAGTATCAATCTTAGCCCTAAACCTCTATTTGAAGACCGCCCCGCACGACCCGACGAAGCCGAAGGACAATGCGACGTTGAGTTCAAAGAATTTGAAGCCTGGGAATGCCGCATAATACTCACCGATTCGGCATGGATGGCCCTTGATAAATTTGACGAATTGAAGCGTTTTGAGGCGGCCAAAAGCCTGTTTCAACGCTACCATCTGAAATGCCTTCACAGCTATACTACTGTCAAAAACGGCAAAGCACTGAAGCGAATCTCTACCACCAATTACCCCATGTTTTACTTCGACGAAGGCGACTGGGGGAAAATCTACCTTCCTAAAGCTGAACACAAAAATCGTTTTCGGTACCGTGGAAAAAAACCTGCCCATTATATCCACGGCCTGAAACAGGCCCAGGACTTCATACGGGAACTACGCCAAAAGAAACTCAACGAGGAAGGCAGCGCCGAAGAATTTCAAAGCTCAGAAGAAGAGAAGAAGAAACAAACAGAGCAGATGACGAACGTAAAGCTACCTGAGCTGATTCGTTGCTCGGGAGGCTCTGACGCGCTCAACGTCGCGGCCCTGGGCTATCGGGTGTTGTGGCAGAATAGTGAGTCGGAACAACTCGACGATCACGATATGAAGCTCCTTCGCTCCCTTGCGTGGAATATCTACAACCTGCCAGACATCGATGCAAGTGGCCGCAAAAATGGCCATGAGTTGGGTATGAAGTTTTTGGATCTCAAAACCATTTGGCTTCCTGATGAATTCCTGAAGGTGGACGAAAACGGCAAAGCTGTTTCCAAAGACCTACGCGATTGGTTACGCTCAGGCAAAAAGAAATTCGATTTTGACCGCCTTGTGGCGACTGCCATCCCATACCGATTTTGGGACGAGGAACGTCAGTTCGACAGTGAAGGCAATCCGAAATATAAGTTTGGGCGGCCGTTGTTCACCTATAAGTTCAACCACGTTCAAGCGTACAATTTCCTACACAGAAACGGGTTCGCTCGATATAAATCTGAACGCGAAAAGGAGGGCTATTTCTACATCAAAATTGATGACAATATCGTGACGCGCATCGAAGCCAACGACGTGAAAAACTTTATCCATAGTTTCCTAAACGAACGGGCGCTCATTGATGATACCATCACGCAGGACCTTCGCAATGCGATGTACACTTCCAACCAATTGAGTGTTTCTAACCTTGCCAATCTCCCGCTTATTGAGCTTGACTTCAAATCATACGGCCCCGACTTCCAGTATTTTTTCTTCCCCGAACACACCTGGAAAGTCACCAAGACGGGGATAGAGGAAGCCAAAGGGTTAGTAGGCGGAAAATACGTATGGGCAGATAAGGTAATACAGCACCCAACGAAGGGCAACGAGAAAATTAATATCAAAAAGCTGAAGCCTTTTTTTGAAGCTCAACAGGTGGATGATTCCTGGCATATCAAATTGCTGGATAAGTCGTGTATGTTCTTCCGTTTCATTATCCAAACGGCTCGGGTGCATTGGCGCAAAGAGCTGGAGGAGCGCCCGCAGCTCTACCTAAAGTACGACACTGCAAAGAAGCAGGAGGAATACGCCCTTGAGCATGGCCTTACGCAAGCTGAGCGTGAGCTTTTCTTTGCTCGCCGTACTCCTGAGCAGGTCAAAGCCTACCTCGATGCCAACAAGTTTGAGATTGGCGGAGCATTGCTCACCGCCGAAGAACGCAAAGAACAAGTGCAGCACCTGGCCAACCGAATATACACACTTGGCTATATGCTGCACAGGTACAAAGACCCTGCCCGCGCCTGGTGCGTTTGGGCGATGGATAACAAACTTTCGGAACTCGCAGGAGACGATGCTAAATCGAACGGAGGTTCTGGAAAGTCACTGACGGGCAAGGCCCTCAAATGGTTTTGGCGTAATAACGTGGGGCTTTCGGGTCGTAACCCACTGTTGACAAAAAACCCGCACGTGTACGATAAGGTATCGAAACAAACCGACCTAATCATCATCGACGACTGTTACGAATACTTGGATTTCGGGTTCTTTTACGGTGACATCACGGGTGACATGAACCCCAACCCCAAACAAACCCAATCGTACAGCATCCCGTTTGATGAGTCGCCAAAGTTCTGGTTTGACTCCAATTTTGGCGATCGAGATTTTTCGGAATCCACTCAGCGTCGGAAGCTCGTCACCTCGTTTTCGGATTATTACCACGAAAACAACGGCAGCTACTTAGAAACCCGCTCCCCTTCCGACGATTTTGGTGGCCGTCGCCTTTTCTACGATTTCACAGCTGCCGACTGGAGCTATTTTTTCAACTTCATGGCTCAGTGTTTACACTTTTACTTGGCCGTGGATTCGAAAATCAAACCACCAATGCGCAACCTGGCCAAACGTAACCTGTTGAGCGCGATGGGTGGGCGTTTCTTCGAGTGGGCAGAGGTGTATTTTGCGCATGACAGCAACCGTCTCAACACGATGGTATGCAAAAAAGACGCAAAAGAGGAATACATGAACTCCGAAAAAATCAGAGAGCTGAGCACTCAGAAGTTCACCGAATACCTCAAAAAATACGCCGAATACCACGGGTATGTCTATAACCCTACCGAATACCAAAACTCACAGGGGCGGATTATGCGTGACCACAACGGCAAAAAAGAGGAAATGATTTTCTATCGTACTGTTGGCAGCACTTGGGAGCCTACTGCTGAAGTCACCCCCGAATTTGACTTTTAGCCCCCCCTGCCCCCCGCAAAAACTTTTTGTATTTCTTAACTTTTTATCAACCAATAATTTCTAAGCACAATGGAAACACTCACAAAACAAGGGGCTATGCTTCGATTTGAATCACAACGAAAAGCCCCCACAAAGGCTGTCGATTGGCTGAGAGGCTCGCTGATGGCGCTCATGCCCGATGATTTTAAAGACTTTCCCACCGTACTTACCAAAATCAAAGAGAAGATTTCTGAAATGGAAAAGCGCTCCGCGACGAAGCCAGGAAAAGTATGGCTTTCTGTTTATGATTGCCCCACCAGCGACGGTCTTAGCCGTGCGTGGCTTATGTATGGCTGCGATAACGGCGGCACGTGCATCGGAATGATAGAAGCATTTTTCCCAAAGGAAGGAGGTGAGCAATGAAACACGAGAATCAACCTTCAGGCCAATGGGTCTCCTATGAGCTTGAAGAGCAATTAAAACAGATAGGAGTTCCACAGATTTGCCAAACAGGCTATAATGTACATGAGCTTTTTGAACTACTCCCAATCCCAACAGGTAACAGCGAATTGTTTCTACGCATTGGTATTAGCCGTCGTCATTTTACGATGGGCGAACCCAAGTATTACTGTATGGTCAGCAAATGGAAATCGTTTTTGGCTGATTCGGCTGCCGATGCAATGGCCAAAGCCTTTCTTGCTTTGGTCAAGTCAAAACGTTTGAATTTTACTCATTTACAGGAAGGAGGTGACGGATGAATGAAACCCTTAGAATGTTAACCGAAGGTTCGATTTGGTTAGACGAAAAAATGAGAACCATTGTCGTATTCCGAATCCATTTTTCTAACGCCGCCACGGTGGGCTCATACGAGCTGCTGGTAATACCAACGATGAAGATAGCAACGAGAAGTGCCAATTATGTGGCAGAGCTCGTTCAAAGCGGAAAAATGCAGTTTTGCCGCGAATGTGAAAGAGTTTAATACTTCAAAACCTTATACAAAAATGGAATGGATTTCAATGGCTGAAAAGCCACTTCAACAAGAAGACGCTTTTGAGGTGATAGGATTTCACCAAGATTGGATAGACGCAGACTTTAACCCAAACGGCACACGGGTGGGGTTCATCGGTGGTGATGACACATTTATTTCTGCACGATGGTCAGACTATCAAGATTGCTACACAGAAGATGATGAAATAATGCCGACTCATTACATGTTTATTCCTCCAAACCCAAACCAAAAACGCTTAGAACAATGGCAAAATTCGCAAGATTAATCGAGGTCGATGACGACCAGGTATTGTTGACGGTTACGTACAATGATGAATCTGAGCGTTGGGAAACATCCATCATGTCAATATTTGAAGACTTTACCGCAACATTAACCTTTGGTTATACTGACCGAGAAAATGCCGAACAAATGATGAATGAATATACATTAGAATCCGCCACGGAGTTTATTAACAATGTCAGTACTCAGTTTACGGGTTAAAAAAATACAATTCTAAGTCCATTTTAAAAGGCTCGCTTCGGCGGGCTTTTTTTATGGGGCAACGGGGGGACTTGCCAACTCCCCAACTCCCCTCCCTTGAAACTCTAATTATTTTTGTAACTTCTTATCTTGAATTGGAAAGTATGGCTTTATAGTGTGAGAATCAGCCTATTAATGGGATAAATATTTTTTTATCTTTTTTTATTCAAAAGATAAAAAGTTACAAAAAAATAAAAATAGAAAATGGCCTTCGGCCTATATAAAAGGGGCCGATACAAAAAATACAAACCCCAATAAAAACCATAGTACGTTGTTTTGATGGCTAAAAGTCTGACAGTCAGCCACAAAAAAGAAAATACAAAAGTTACAAAAAAAATGGTACTTCAGCTGGGGTAGCAGTTTGGGAGGGATAGACAGCAGCAAGTAAAAAAACAGGAAGAAACGTAGGAAATACCCTCAAAAAAACCTATATTGAAACTTCCTAAAATGCAAAATCCCCTGTTGGGTTCAGGGGATTCAATGCAAGGTTTTCCAGCTTTGTATATTTGGAAGCGCACCCAAATATACAAACAATGGCTGATTCTGTCTCTTACGTATTTACCAACAATGCCACAGGTGAGCGCTTCATAGAAGTGCTTGTGCCCCGCCACGTGCGTCAATTTTTGCTTATTGAGTATGCCGAGCCTCGGGCTGATTCTATAAAAGCCTGTCAGAATCAGTTTTTAGGGTCGTTGGTGGTTTCGGTCTGCGAAAAAGTACCCTACAAACGCGTCAGGTCTCGCAAACGCTTCAAAGGCTCAAAAGTCCGCATCATTCTACCCGAAGCGGCTGAAGATAGCCACGTCAGCGGCCAAACGCTCATCGACCTCGGTATTATTTTCGAGAAACTTTTCTTCGAGAAATTCAACTCATTTGTGCGGTGCGGGTACCACGTACACTCCAGTGAGTTGAATGCCGTTTCGCTTTTCCTGCAAGTCTATGACATTTGCCCCGACGACTGGGACCAGGATGCCGCCTATGCCTGTTGGAAAAGGTACAAGGCCAAACTTGAAACCGATGGTCTGCCCCGCTTAAAAAACAAGGCAAAAGCAAAAAAATGAGTGGCAAATTCGTCCTGTTTTAGGGGCGGTTTCATCCTATTTTCATATTGAAAGCCCAAGTAGCTTTGTGGTATGAAGCGACTGCCCCAACTCACACGATTTGCCAACAACAATGCACCTGGCCTTGACCTGGTCAGGCTGATTGATGTGCGTGACATCGTAAGTATGATTCCCGATGTATTACTATGGTCAGAAGTGTACAATGGAACCCTACCGAAAGGCGGAATTGTGCCATCCCAAAGTTCGGTTTGGATTGATATGTTCTTTGCGCCTGGCTTGGCTCGTTACACTTGTGTGAATGACCCAAACAACCACGGGCCATTGTGGAAAAATACCCTAACACTACCTATTTCGGGAGATTCACCACTACACGCCCAAACCGCCAAAATGCTATCGAAAGGACGATGGATAGCAATGGCGATGGATGCCAACGATGTCATAAGGCTTATTGGAAGTATAGCCCAACCGCTCAAGCTACGTCAGGGCAATTTTGGTACCGCCCCCAACGAATGGGGCGTTGAGCTTATTTCGTCTAGCCCTAACCCTGCCGCATACCTTTCGTCATGGGATGACCTCTATGGAAACCCTGCCGATTATAGTTTTGATTTTTCACTTGACTTCAACGCCTAATACCATGCCAATCAGTAGTTTAAACGAACTTGTAACAACCCTTACCACCCGATTTGCAAAGGCAAAACGATGGGTGAATGGCTCATTGGGCATTACGAAAGAAGAGCTGCTTCAAAGTATGATTGATGTAGCTACGTTTTCGACTGCCTACGGGGCTCCACTTCGCTCCAACTCAACCGTCAACGTCATACCTTTTTTGGGTACATCCACTCAGCTCAATGACTCAAAGCTGTCTCATTTTGGCGGTTTGGGCGGTGGTGTACGTTTGGATGGCGCTTGGCAATTAAGTGCGAATGGAATCACCAAACACGAGCTTTTTCAACCAACTGCCCACGCTTCCAATCGGTATGAAACTACGATAGCACTTCCGAAAGGAAGCTACGGCGCTGTGACGTTAGAAGTGAAAGTGGTAGCGCTCGGCCAATCGTCTGGAATTATTAGAAAGGTCTATACCTTCGATGCCAGTACGGCAACTGGAGCATCGAACACCGTCCAGACAGCTCAAGGCGACATAGCCACCAAAATATTTGTGGGTGACCCTGATTGGAGTGGTAGCAATATCATTGTTCCACTGTATGAGCGAAGTGCGGTTAATACCGCCAAAATATACGTTGTAGAAGTAAGTATATCTGCCAATACTACGTTTTTGGCTCAGTTGCTCACGCAAACGACGCTACTCAGTGCAGTGGCTACCACTACTCGAAATGCTGCCTCGCAAAACGTTGGGTTAACATCAGGCACGCAAATGTCAATCACTTCTGATGCTAATGGCTTAAGGCTCATAAATGACGTTAGCACCCCAAATGCTTTTCAACTGTACGGTACCAACAGCGCTGGTACGCGTGGCTGGTATGACCAAGTTGCCTTGAAATCCGTAGTATTGAAAGCAAATCGGAATAGACAAACTACTTCTTATACGCTTGCCCTCGCAGATGCGTGGGGGATTGTTGAGCAAGATGTAGCAACTGCCAATACAGTGACTATACCTCCAAACTCAAGTGTGGCATTTGAGATTGACACGGCCTGCACAGTTATACAGCTTGGTGCTGGACAGGTAACGATAGTTGCAGGCGCGGGCGTCACGCTACGTACAGCAGACGGCAAGCTTAAACTAAGAGTTCAGTATAGTTCTTGCACAATGATTCAACGGGCAATTAATGATTGGTACGTAATCGGAGACACAACGTCATAACTATGCTACTCAGAACAGGTATAATAGCGTCTTCGGGTGCTAAAAGTCAATTAATTCTGGACACATTGGCAACAATGGGTGTAACACCTGCTTTTGCGATTAGCTCTAGAAAGCTTAGAGAGGGGTATAATGGACCTGCTTTCACAGCTTACAATCTAACAAATTCAGCAGTCGCTACGGTCGCGTTTTTCAACGGTATTGAGGTGACAGACAGCAGCATTGTCACCATCACGGCGGCGGGTAGTAGTGGACATTCAGTAGGCCAAACAATGCCCTACAGCACTTTTCGCGGTTCGGCAACTGTGACTGTCGTGCCTTTCGACCAATCGACCAACGCACGCCATCCAACTCAATCCAACGCTAGCAACCGACCCAGAATTACAAATGCAGGTAGTAACGAAACGATTTCGAACGGTAAGATGGGTATTCGCTTCGTGAGTGCAAGTAGCAATTTCCTTTCGGTGCCTAACGTGGGTACAGGCAGTGCAATATGGGGTAATTTGGTGCTTAGAAGTATGGCGGTACCGCCTGCTTCGGCGAATGGCCCCGCGCTTGGAGATTTTTCAAGTATTACGGACGCAATGCACTGGCCTTGGACTGATAGCGTGATGTATGATGGATTCGGTAGGAGCATACGTAATACGATCGGAACGCTCAGCCCAAACCTATCTAATGTAATGGTAATGAGCATAGTTTCTGACGCTACTCGTTACGAATTATTCACGAACGGTGTTTCGCGGTTCAGCAATACGGGGGGAGCTGTCAACATCCATACTGGAAGTCATAGAATTGCTAGTGGCTCACTTAATGCAACCACCTATTTCTGGGATGGTATTGTAGGAGAAGCAATTGTTTTTCTTGCATCGCCAAGCGCAAGTGTTAGACAAGCGCTTGAACTCAATCAAAAAGCCTTTTTTGGAACACCTTAAATATTACGATTATGAATTACATCTGGAAAATTGAACCTTTCGACATCCCAAGTACCGACCGAACAGCCCCGCCGAAACAAATTGTAGGTATCGAAGTCGGCTATTTTGCGGGCAAAGTAGCTGTTTTGGACAGCGATTTTTCGCCCGTTACGCTCGTCATTGATTACTATGATAATCAAGGTCGCAAGCGTGAATACCTTCAAGACCGCATCGACGAAAACGTAATACGTGCGAAAGCTGCCCAAATTGGCATTGAAGGCGAAAACATTGAATCGTTCGTAAAACAATCAATGGATACGATTGTGAAAATGTTCATTGGAGGTGTTTCCATTGAGGTCAAATACCAAGCATTACAAGAGTTAGCAGGTATGTTTGGGCAAGTTCTTATTCCTATTGAAGCTCAAAATGGCAATATTGAAACAACCCCCAATCAGGCACCTGCTTGACGCTCCTCGTGACGACTGGTACGTCGTCGAAGAGCAAATCGTTTTTGCTTGGAATGAACTTGGCTATGTCACGATTCCCGATGGATACGTCACCGATGGGTGTTCGGTACCGAAACCATTGTGGGGAATTTTTCCGCCCATGGGTGCTTTCCTCGTTCCTGGCTTAATTCATGATTACTTGTATGAGAGTAAAGAAATTGAGGTGGAAAAAGGTGAGAAACGGTATGTGTATCGGTTTACGAGAAAGGATGCCGATGCCTATTTTTTAAAACTGCTTCATTTATACTCGCCTAAAACAAGAAGGCGTAATTATATAAGATACTTGGTAGTGCGAGCATTTGGCAAAGCTTACTGGAAAAAAGCAAAGCTCGTGAATCTAAGTAACTACCAAAGAGCGTTTCCATAATTTGTTTTGTAGTATAGTACCCAAAGCCCTACCTCATTGAAGTAGGGCTTTTTTTTCGTCCTACCTATAGTATCTATTCGGCAGTATTCTCGCATCGAAATAATTTGATACGTCGATGACGCGCGAACGCCTACTTGCAGAACGCCACTTGGCAATGGAAGATGCCCATGCCAACGCTATCCTTAACAGCCAAACAGTCAATTTCAATTTTGCAAAAATCGAAGAACCCAAAGTGGAGTTTTTCGCGGCTGAAAACACCTACAGCGAATGGGAACTGAACTGGATGGGAATCGGTACCAATCAGGTTAAATCTGGACTGGTTGCAGTATTACCCGTTCGTGGGTCATTATCCCCCGACTGGAGCTGGGGTGGTACAAATACCGAATGGCTTGCCCGACAGCTAGATATATGCGTTGGTAATCCACTGGTCTCGGCCATTGTGTTGGCGGGTGACAGCGGTGGCGGCACTGTAAACGGTACTGCCCTTGCGGCCAATGCCGTAAAAGATGCAAATGCCGAAAAGCCTGTTTTGGGGTACGTCAAAGGGCTAGTAGCAAGCGCTGCCTACTGGATTTTCTCCCAAACTTCGGAAATATACCTTTCGTCTGGGGTCTCGTCAGCTGTAGGCTCTATCGGCGTTATGGGGGTCTATATCTCCCAAGCGGAGGCGCTTCAAAAAGCAGGTATGGACGTTCGGGTACTTCGTTCAAAGGGAGCAGAAGACAAATTTGCGCTTCACCCTGCTGAAAAAATTAATGAAGACGCCCTTGCAGAAGAGCAAAAAATCATCGACGCCATGCGTGTCGAGTTCTGGAATGCTGTGCAGGCAGGGCGCCCACAAATCACCTCCGATCCAGGGGGAAAACTCTACTACGGCCGTGAGGCCATCAAGGCAGGACTAGCCAACGAAGTTGGCACACTCACCGACGTAATCAAACGTGCTGATTACTTGGCCCGTAAACGCGCTTCTTCAATTTCCTAATTTTTCACAATTCAAACCACACCAAAAAATGCAATTTTCTTGGCAAAACCTCAAGGCAGCTATTGCCGAAATGGTTACAAGTAAGCAGCTTTCGGTAGAGAGTGGCAAGCTGATTACCGACGCTGTGGAAGCAGATGTATCTGGAACTTCAGCAAGTGCCGTTCCTGCTACCCCTCCTGTAGCTGCTACGACTCCTGTGGCTACTACCACGCCTACTGCTGCACCTGCTGCGGCCGCTCCTGCTGCTTCAGCACCCGTTGTTCCTGCTCCTGTTGCTCCAGCTGCTCCCGTAGCTGCAACAACAACCGTTCCCGTGGCTGATGCTGATGTTCAGAAACAGCTTGCCGATGCTCAGGCCGAAATTCGTAGATTGAAAGCCGCCCAAACCCCTGGGCTCGCCGCCGCCGCCGCCGCTGGTGACATTACTCAGCATTCAGGAAAAACGTCAGCTTCAGGTGAAAAAAATTCACACTTTGAGAACCTGAAGCGAATCAAGGCTCAATACAATCGCTTTGGTCTGACTGACGAAATCAATCTCGGTAGCTCTCAAGACTAGCTTTCCGACTACACACCATTTTTCCACACCTTAATTAATTTTTCAAAATGTCAGGAATTAAAGTCGATGTAAGTGCCCTTCACGCGGGCCTTACGGAAAATTGCAAAGACTACGAAACCATTTTCAGCCAAAAACTGGTGAATGCTTTTGCGGCCAAAAACGACATGGTATCGTTGCCTGTCGTGCAAAAAGTTACGCTCGTGCGAGAAGAGTTAGGGCCTGTTTCGCAACCAGGTCGCACGGGGGAAATCAACAACCCCAATCACACGCTTTGGACTTACAAGGAGCGTACTGCCGAGCTCAAACCTGCGAAAGCAGATATTGGCATTGAGGAAGTGCAGTTGAACAAACTTGCTGTAAGTTTTCTTGCAAAGAAAGAACCTGCTGACCCGCGCGATTTGCATGGTTTTGCTGGCCAAAGATACCTCATGGCGAGGATTATTGATAAAATTAGAAAAGAGCAAAGTGCGGCGATCATCAAGGGGCAATTGGGCTACAATTATGATTCTGAGAACAAGCAAAGTTTATTCCAAGGTGGGTTAAACTTGTTCGATGGCTTGGGATTAAAGTTCCTTACAGGCTACGCGACCTCTGGTACGGGCGCAGTTGGTGACATTCCAAGCGGCAACAAAGTAACAGGTGCAGCTTCTACCGTCACGGCGTCAAACATCCTTACTGAACTTGGCAAGCTACAAGACCTGATTTACAACAATCAAGACCTTCGCGTTGCTGAAGACGAAGTAGGTGGGCGCGTGTGGATTGACCCTGTATGGTATGGTTACGCGCTCGATGCCCTTGACGCATTGCCATACAAGCAAGATTTGGTCGTTCGTCAGGAAAATGGCCGTTTGGTGTTCAAAAAATTGCGCAACACGGAAATCGTGAAGCGTGAGTACATGGCAGGGGTACAGAATATGTTTTGGTCGTTGACCGACAACATTTTCTATCTTCACCAAGACACTGAGGAAGATATCCCAACGATTGAGATTCAAAAAGTCGGTCGTGGCCTTCAAATCTTGATTGACTGGCAAAGCAACGTTGACTACGCTGATGGGCGCTACGTAGCGCTTTACAAATAGTCTTTTACCCCCTCGCTTTCTGGCTTGGGGTTCTTCTTTTTCAACTCTAAATTTTATTTTCTCTAAATGAAATTCTTAAAAAATCTTTCGATTATCGGCTTTGTGCTGTTGTCCATCGCAGCTGGAGCATCGGTAGCAGGCCCTGTGGGGGGCTTGGTTGGTGGAACGGTGGCCTATGGAGCGCTGCAAGTTAGTGGTATTGTAGAATTACCTTACGCATTGTTTACGGGCGTAAAAGTGGGCAACATCAAACGTAAAGACCGCCGTGAAGACGACGTCTTGGGTGGTTTTCAAAAAATGGCAATAATCTTGCCTGAGTCGTTTGCATCGCATTGGCCCTTAGCTTCCCACATTACTGATGGTCTTATTTCGACGGCTCCTACACTTCTTCTAAACGAAACGTTTGGACAAATCCTGTTTGACCTTGATAAGGGAACGATGAAATATTCGCGGAAAGGAGAAATCAACAGCCGTAATTATCAACAGGATGGAGACTTTACAACCTCTGGCGTTACTGACGATCAAATTGCCGAAATGGATAAAACAGGCGGTGGAGTTCTCATAATTGGATGGGATAACAATGGCCGCCGATGGCTGGCAGGTACGACACGTCGGCCGTTGAAACTGGAATATGACGTAATGCTCGGTAGTAAACCCGATGACCCAGTAGCAATCGCGGCGAAGTTCACCCGAGACGGGTATCGTCATGGCTTGTTACGCATCCCTGATGATATTGTATTGCCATTGGCCACCCTCACAGGCTTAGACTAATCTTTCATTCTCACCCGTGTGGCGCGGGTGAAATTTCTCCTTACACAATGTACGTAGTTAAAGAAAACATGGACGGTAAGATTGATTTCGACTTCGGGAGTGAAGTCGGAACCCGTACTTTGAGCAATAAACTCCCTCAAGATTTGCTTGAGCGAATTTATAATGGCCCTTATGGCTCATCGTATGTTACCAAAAAAAAGGGCGCGGAAGCTCCAGCGCTAGAAAGTGAGGCGACCAATGGCTAAAGTTAAAGATGTCCAAAAGGCAATTTCGGTTTTAGAAACTGCCAAAAAGCAGGTAATTGCTGTTTTGGGAGAAATGGCCTCCTTGAGTTTCATGCCGATTGAGTCGAGTTTGAAAGCCGAATTGGAACGTGCCAATGCCCATAATCCCTACGAAGGATTGAGCGACGAAGAAGTCGAGTCCAAAAAGGAAGAAGCTCGCAAAACGCAGCTTGAACAACTTGAAAAAGAGGCCAATGAACGACTTGCCCAAATCATGGAAGCCCGTTCGGGGAAAAAAGAAAAACCAGCGCCATCAGAACAAGATGAACAAAATGGCGAAATCAACCTACCAAACGGCGCAAATGTCGAACCAAATGGCGACAAGATTACGCCAAATGGCTCAGGTATCGAACCAAATGGCGACAAGATTACGCCAAATGGCTCAGGTATCGAACCAAATGGCGATAACAGCACACCAAATGACTCAACTATCGAACCAAATGGACAAAATGGTACAGCAGATGGAACTTCAAATGCTATACCTCAAACTTCTGCGGATTCCTAGTCAAAATTTATTGGTGCTGACAAAATAGAAGCTAAAAAAAACAAAAAGCCCCTGACTGAAAAGACAGGGGCTTTTTGTATGTTTGTACCGCGCATTCTTAATTAAACAGCAGGTCATCCGGAAGGCTTTTCCGGTTGGCAATGGGTTGTGAGTACCCTGTTCGACCTGTTGGAAGAATGCGCAAGTGACCAATCGGATTTTTTTATGATACCAGCGCCTTCAAATTTTACGTCGTTGGGTGAGCATCTGATAGATGACCACTACAATCCTTCTACGTTGGCGAAGTGTCTGATTTCCTACCTTACCGCTCCCCAAAACGCTGAGTCGGTTGGTCAAGACGAAATGGATGATATGCACCAGCGTTGGCAGTACAGGGAGATTATCAAAGATTTTGTGAGAGTGTTAATGCCGCACTGCGAAGGCATTGAAGATGAGAACGACTTGTTTTAGTTCTATTGCTTAGGAGGGTTGTACGTGTATGTTTGACGAAAAACAACATGCACGACATACAACAATTAGAGGCGCAGGTGGCAATGCTCAAGGCGATGGTAGCAACGCGCCGTGCAAAACCCGAAGAGCTTCATCGAGCCGAAGAGGTGTTACGACTTGCCAACCAAAAAGCCCAAGCGAAAACCGTAACGACTCGACCCATTGCCGAAAAAACAGAAGCGCCTACCCCCGAACCCGTGCGGGCATCACCTGTCGTGACGTTCACGCCTGATTGGGTAGTAGAAACCGTCTTTAAGCGCAAAGGTGAGCTCATGACGGAAATCAAATCGCTGACGGCCGAACGCAACGAACTGTCGAACCGACTGCATGAAATTCCTAGCGAGGTTGCCTGCCAAGAACTGACAAAAAAGATTGTGTCGTTGCAACGCCGAATCGAATCGTTTTGGACAGAATACAGGTTCATTGAGCGAAATGGCCGTTTACCTGATACCAAGCCCAAAGAGGAGAAGCCGTATGACCCTGAGCGCGAAATCAAACTATTGCGTATCAGTACCGACCTGAAACGCTTGCGGGACATTCGTCTGAAGCTGGAAAAGAAACTCGCTGAACCACACTTAAACACGAAGTTTCCAGAGCGAAAAGTCCCTGAATGGCAGCAAGACCTTATTTTGGTGAATGCCCAAATTGATGAGTTAGAGTTCCAAAAAGATAATACATAACATGAACGAACCCCTCAAATGGCATACCGTGTCGATGACATGGAATGACATGATTCCTTATGAGCATAATGCCCGTAAAATTTCGGCCAAGCAAGTCCACAATTTGGACGGCTCTTTGAACGATTTTGACGTCGTTGAAATTCCTGTCATCCACATTGATAACATTATCATTGGCGGCCATCAGCGCCATGAACGTATGATATCCTTAGGCCGTGGCGATGAGTACACCGACGTACGGAAGCCTAACCGGAAGCTAACCGAGGAAGAATTTAAGCGATTGAACTTTATGCTCAACGCCGTGAAGGGCGACTTCGTAGATGAGATTCTACGAGCTCACTTCACGGGGATTGTTAACTTCGATGATTTTGGAATGCAACTGGAGGCGCTAGATGAACTTCACGCCTCACAAGCTCAGGAAGAAAAACCAGAACTACCGATCGTGGCCAAGATGAGCGAAAAGTATAGCTGCTACGTGATTGTATGTACCAACGAGATTGATGAAAATTTCATTGCCGAAAAACTGGGTATCGCCCGCGCCCAATGCTATAAAAGTTCAAAAGTAGGTACGTCGCACGTGTTGGATGCTAAACAGGTCATTGAGCGATGGAAGTAAAAGTAGTTATTCCTTCACACAAGCGCTGGGACAGGGTTCTGACCACGAGCGCGGTTGATAACGCAATACTTTGCGTAGCCGAAAGCCAAAAGGCCCTGTACGAAAAATGTAACAAGAGTATTGAGATTGTAACGCATCCTGATAATATAATTGGACTTGCCAGGAAACGCGACTGGATCACGAAGCACTTCAAAAACGTGATGATGCTCGACGATGATATTACTCACCTGACGCGCATCTACACCGAAAAAGGAGAGCCTACCATCGTAGAACCAGAGGAAGCCTACGACATCGTCCAAATGACTGCCAACGCTGCCCAACAGGCAGGGGCTTACTTGTTTGGGTTTAGCAGTTCGCCTACGCCCATTTCTTTCAATAGCCTTAATCCCATCCAATTGAGCGGCTACGTGACGGGTTGTGCGCATGGAGTGTTAGACGGCTCGAAGCTGTGGTATAATCCCGACATCATTTGCAACGAAGATTATTGGATAAGCCTTTTGAATGCCTACTATCATCGACTCATATGGAAGGATACGCGTTTTTATTGGGCGCAAAAAGATACCTTCGTGAACAGGGGTGGTTTAGCAGAATTTCGTAACTTAGATGCTGAAGAGAAGGACTTTCATCTTTTGAAGCGTGTGTTTGGCGATGTAGTAGAACTCCGTCGCAACCCCAAAAACGCCAAACATCCATTCCAGAAAACCTTAAAATTGCCTTTTTAGTATGATACCCATACAGTTTGACGAGGTTAATGTCGTATTTGGGAAACCAGATACGATGACCGACGAAGAATGCGGCTCACTTCCCGCTTTGGTAGATACTTTACCCAATGGTCAAGACGTTATTGTCTCCTGTTGGCAATTGTCTGAGGATGAAATAGCGATGTTAACGAAAACAGGAAGAATTTACTTAACGGTTTACTCCAAGATTATGTTTCCAGTACTTTTGTCAACTGAAATAACTGTTTAACCAATAAATTCCAACCATGGCAAAGTTTGTTTATTTACCACAGCTGAAAAAAGCTATCAATCTTGATTGTATTAGAGAGGTCTCTTTTTATGAAGCTGATGACAAAAAATGTAATATCGTTTTCTATGATGCTGTTTCTTCTGGCAACATAAGCATTACCGTTGATTCGATTGAAGTAGGCGAAAATATTCTAAAGAAAATTACAAGGCTAACAGACGGGTTTAATGTCGAGTCTGAAGCACCTGCACCACCAGAGCCTTTGGATGTGGTTTTTTTATAAAGTTTGATACTTTTTTGGTAGCCAAAATTTCTTGCCGAAGAGATAATGATAGCAATCGAGGCCAGTGTTTGGAGTCCACAAATAGAAAATAAGGCTTGCTATCGTGCCTTATTTCACAGCCGCTAAACACGTCGTTTAGGGGCTTTTTTTATGCCTTCTAAATAAGATTTTAACCTCAAAAAAATAGGAAAAACGCTTTTTTAATCCGTTTTGCTGGGAGAAATTTAATTGTAAATCAAGCAATTAAGTATTTACCAACCAATCAAATTTCAAGCAAAATGGAACAGTTAATCTCACCTCAAAGTACCCCTTCAAAGCGCAACTTAGAGCGTTTTATCGCCGCCACTGGCAAAACAGAAGCCGATTACCAAGCCTGGGCGACCGAAGTAGGCAAACGGATGCACATCAACAATTTGGATAAATTGGTTTGTGCCAAATTGGAGATTTACACCGTGGCTCATTTAAACTACATTTTGACAGAATTACCCGTAGCTATCCTCGAAAACGAAGTCGATGAGTACCTACTTGAGCATTCCTACAATCCACTGGAGCTTGCTCGTTTGTGGGCTTCTACGATGTCGGATGCTCAGGCATGGAGCTGCAAGGAAAGCACCATTGCCAATTCCTTAGCCTGTTTCCCAAAAAGTGATTTTGAAAAGTGGGGCGACAAAAACCACCTCGTTGATGTCAGTCGTTCTTGGTTCAAATCCGACGGCCTTCACTTAGATACGCAAGCCGCCGAAATGAGCGAGAATAGCGGCTACGAAATAGAGGTGCAAGATTTGATTGATTTTGTAATGAAACATCGCCCCCGTACTTATCGAAACCCTGCCGAACTAAAGCTAAAGCGGATTGAAGCCCGCTGGAAGGAAATAGTAGGTTTCTCTATCAAAGACTACTACGTAGAGCACCTGATGAAAATGTGTGGGTTTGAAAAAAATGAGGTAGTACCTTTTTAACCATGCCTAAAACAGTGGATGTTCCTGTTGAGCTCAGAGAGTTCAACAGGATATTCGAAACGATTGCTTATCGTTTTGGATGGAGCGAAGTTTTCACGGATTTCCTTGACTACTCAGTAGCCTGTTTTCTTGACACTGGAGACGTGATTGTTGCTGAGCGTCTTCAGAAAAAATACCAAAACCATTATAACAATTTTAGGGAGCTTTTCAAGGCATGGATTATGGCTCAGGGTACAATGGTGAAACACGAAAAGGATTGGTACGATGGGCTTGGAGCCTTTTACGAGGTTATTTCTTCGAGTGGAAAAGCAAGCGCCCTTGGACAGTTTTTTACTCCAGCTCCGTTGGTCGATATGATGGTTGAGCTTAATCAGTGTGAGATAGGTGCTGGCAAACGAATGCTTGAGCCTGCTTGTGGAAGTGGTCGTATGGCCATTGCTTTCCATGCTCACTATCCTGGCAATTATATCTATGCTTCCGATATCGATTGGATATGTGCCAAGATGACGGCCCTCAATATGGTGATTCACGGTTGCGAAGGTCAGGTAGTATGTATGGACGCATTACACCCCGACGATTGGCGTTTTGGCTATGTCGTCAACCCGTGGATTCGAAGTGTTGGGGGTGTACCACACCTGGTACGCATCGAAAAAGAACAATGCAAACAATGGAGACATTGGCAACACGAAAAGGCCATCATTCAGGCAAGAAAACAAGCAGAAACGGAAAGAAAAAAGGAGGAACAGAAGACCCCAATAGTACGAGAGGAACCGAGAGTTGGCAAGCATGGCCAACTCTCTTTTTTTTAGAAAAAACCCTAAAAAAAACAGGGAAAACGCTTTTTTAATCCGTTTTGCTGGGAGAAATTTAATTGTAAATCAAGCAATTAAGTGTTTATCAACCAATCAAATTTCAAGCAAATGAGTACTTTTCAACAAAAGACAAAATCACTTAGAAACCTAAGTATTGAGTACGGTCAACGTGCAAGTCAGGCACGTAGAGACGGAAACGAAGAGGCGTACCAGCGGTTATCACGGCTTGCCGCGCAATGCTCTCTCGAAATTCAAATCCTTGACTACAAAGAGCATTTTGGAGAACAAATGGCCATTGATTTCCTCAATCGACTAGCAGTTAATATTCAAGCCTCTAATTCCTATCACAATGAAAAATTTTAGAATTAGCTACGTAGATGGTGGTGTCAGTGGCGAAATTACCATCAAGGCAATCAATCGCGGTTCAGCTCGTGCCGCATTTCGGCAAAAATTCGGGAGCGCGAAGGTTGAGAAAATGGAAGAAATAATCACCGAAGCTCAGAAGGTAATTCAAAAAGCAGTGACGGAAAATGTGTTGACTTTCGGGATACAAAAATCGTTGCAGCTGGGCTATAATGATTTACCTCTTTTTAAAGACACTAATCAAACAGAACTCTTTTAAAAACAGAAACCCCGCGTGGCGAGCGGGGTTCTGCGATTTACTGGTGTTAACCAATAAATTCCAAGCGGAACAAAGATGAAAAGAAAAATTCGAGTAAGCAAGTTGGCCAGGGTCAACACAATGAAAAAAGTGAAATGGATTCCCTCGATACGATTGGCGGGGAATTGGTTGTCGGCCGCTGGCATTCAACCAGGTTGCGTAGTAGAAATTGAGGTCCTTAACCAAAAATTGATTGTCACATGTCGAAATACGAAATAATCACCAAAAACAATTATTCGGGCGAAGAAGTAATATCAAGCCTTCAAAAGTGCATTCGTCGCGGTGAAGAGCAAGATGCCTTGTTTTGGGCCGTAGAGTTATACGAAAGCGGATACGCCGAATGGTGCTGGAAACGCCTTCGCATCATTAGCAGTGAGGACGTTGGGTTGGCCGAACCAAACATCAGTACTGAAATTTGGTCGCTGTATCAGATGTTCAAAGAATCAGCCAAAAATAAAGAAGACAAGGCAGAGCCACAGCGCTTGTTCCTTACTCATGCAGTCATTAGGCTTTGCCGATCACGAAAAAGCAGGCTCATTGATTGGGCGTTGATTTGGGCATGGCTCAGGCACCCATTCCTAAAAACCAACATTCCTGACGTAGCCCTCGATAAACATACGACCCGCGGACGGATGATGAAACGCGGCTGGAAACATTTCTTTGACGAGGGCAGCTTCTTGGCTAACCACTCGCCCCAACACTTTGAAGAGCATTACCGCGAATGGGCAAAAGATGCGATTTCAAATCCTTCGGGGATTAGTTTGTTTGGCGATTCTGAATAGCCTTCGTCCTACACTCTCGAATAGGTGTGCTGTATGATTGCGGTACACCTATTTTTTTTCGTCGATGCAACTTGAAAAATCAGAGCATAAGCTCGATGCCTATCTAGATCACCTTAACCCAAACCTCAAACGCGCTTTGACCAAAAAGCAAAGCGAGATGATGGATAAATACTGGAAAATTTTCGGGTGGCGCTGTAAACTGTTTTCGCCCGAACAAACCAGAAAGATGATTATGCAGGAATGGGACGTTTCCTATTCCTGGGCCTGCGAGATGTACAACGACATGGAGTACATTTTCGGAAACACGGAGGAAGTGAATAAGAATACGACGCGTCGAATTCTATTGGAGCATTACTACACGGCTCTTTCGTTAGCAGTCCAGGGAAAAAATAAAGACCCTCTCAAGGCTGGGGAGTTGATTGCCAAAATTACCGACCGCATCGCGGCCTTATGTGGTATTGGTGACAATACCGAACAAATCCCGCCTGAGCTGCTTATGCCACGTCGTTCAGTTACCTACGTGGTAGGTACCATGAATGTCAACATGAGCAACGAGCAACTTGAGCCTACTACTATACCCATTATCCCTGTAAATCCTGAAAAATAATGAGCGCTACTCAACAACTGAGCGTGCGCCTAAATAAAAAGCAGGCCACGTTTCTTGAAGCTGTATGCAACAATCAGGCTGATTTTGTGCAGCTCGACCGTAAAAACCCTACCTATGGTCAAGCCTATCAGACTGGACTACGTGCCACTTTTCAGGGTTCACGCGGGTCTGGGAAAACAAACGTATTGCTCAGGCTCGTTGCCAACTCAGCTTTTGAACTCCCAGGTGCATTGGCTGGACTTGCTGCACGTACGTACAAGCAGGTGCAGGATATTGTACTGAGCCAAGCGAAAACCGTTTGGGAGGAAGAAGGCTTAATCGAATACAACACGCGTTGGAAGGGGTTTGGGCATTATGCAGTGAATTGCCGTCCACCGGCTCACTGGCCCAAACCTCATAATACCCCAAGAACGTATGAAAATACAATCACGTTTTGCAATGGGTACACGATAATAATGGTATCGGGAGACAGGCCAGAGACGCAACGCGGTCTTAACTTAGACCAATTGTTTCTCGACGAATCGGCCACCATTTCGCGTGAATTCATGAAGATTCTACGCCCTACCATTCGTGCCAACAAGTACAAATATTCTGATACTCGCCCTGGGCGTACTGGCTATAATCACCCGCTACATTGGTTGGTATGTGATTTTACGTCCGCTCCGTGGCTCCCTGAAGGGAAGTGGATATATGAGACCCGTGATAAGTCCAAAGAAAATCCAGACCGTTTTTTTTGGATTGAATCTACTGCATACGATAACCTTGAATTTCTCCCGGGCAACTTTATTGAGTCACAGAAAGAAGACCTTACCCCTATTCAATTTGATGTCGAAATCCTCAATATCCCCTACAATAAAATTGAGGGTGGATTTTACAGCTCGTTCAGTGCGGTTACCCATACTTACGATAAAGTATATAGATACGTATGGAATGCTACAGCGAATAGGGCGGAAGATGTACGCCTAGACTATGACCATGAAAAGCCCCTTGATATTTCCTTCGATTTCAACAGTAGGTTCACCAGTATGATAGTAGCTCAGGACTTTGGTGATGAATACAGGGTAATTGATTGCTTCTACGTCAAGACATCTACCACTACGTTAATTGATACCCTAATGACAATGTTCCATTCTAAATATGGAACTCACTCAAAGAAGAAAGTCAATGTCTATGGCGACTCAAGCGGCAAAGTTGTTCCGCCCGACAAATCCAATTCAATATATCAACAGATTCGAGACACCTTCAAAGGTTGGATTTACACTGAAAAGGTTCGAAGCTATAACGTCAAATACAAGTTTCGTTACAAAGTCATCAACACCTTATTGATGGAGAAGAACGATTCTTTGCCTCGTATTCGAATCTCTCAGGATAATTGTAAACCTCTCATCATTTCAATCGAATCGGCTCCCATCGATGCGAAGTACGAAAAGGATAAGACTGCTGAGCGCCGCAAAAATTTCCCTCAAGAATTTGCCACACACTTGAGCGACGCCTTTGACTATTTGCTTTATGAGAAATTTTCGCGAAAGATTTTGATTACTTCTTCTCGTACAAGAGGAATAGTGCAGCGCTAACCGCCGTCACCCCCTGGCACATATTCACGTTTTTCAACTGGCGGCCGCCAGCGGGGTTAAGGGCGGGCCTAGCATACAAGGTCAAGCGTATGATTTCGGGGTGATTTTCGGGGTAAGTGTTTGATATTGAAACGGTTGTTATAAAAACAGAGCGGAATCACCGTAAAAAGAGACTTAAATAAACTTACGTCCTACCTTTTCGGCCATTTTCAGGATTAGTTAGCACCAAAAATGGAAAGAATAGGAATAACAAGCGTGTTGACCAAAATCAAAAAAGGGGGTGCAAACCACACTTTTGATTTGACTTACCGGAAAGAAGACGGTAGGCTAGGTAGAAAGGAAAATGTTCGTAACAGAGTCGGATTAGAAACTGATACCGCTCGACCAAAGCGTGACCTTTCAAGTATTGCAGTTGAAAGTTCACAAGCTGGGAAGCTGCACTTAGTTGATGAGCATGGCCAAAAGTTTGACCTATTCATTTGCCTGCTAATAAAATACAATGGAACTGAAATTGACCACGAAAAATGAATAAAACAGGAAGAATCGTTTCAAGTAGTTATGAAGCTGCAATCAATATTCCTGGCATGGATTATCGCTATGATGATAATACAGGCAAAGGCAGTGATGTCAAAATGACGATAGGTGGTGAAGATGTGATTGTATATCCTTGGGGAAAAAACAATAAGTTACCCAACGATATGATTTCGCTCTTACGAACCAATGGCGACCTTAGCAACCTGCTTGATACTCGTAACGACTTTCTCTTTGGGGCTGGTGTTGGACTTTATAAACGGGTTAATGACAAAAAAGATGTCGTTTTTGAGCCTTACTTCAACGCTGATTGTGCTGAATACCTTTTAGAAAAGGACATAACGGCCTATGTTGATGGAGCTGGTACGCACATAGTTGAGTGTGGCACGGCCTTTATTAACGTTTCCAAACAAAAATCAGGCAAGAAACTGATCCCAATGGACCCGCTCACTGTCCGAACTGTAAGGCTCAACGACGGTGAAGTGGAGAAATCAAAGTATGTGGTTAGTTCCAATTGGGGTACTGGATTTCGGAAAAACGGTGTAATCGTGCCTGCTTATGATTATGACTCAACCAGTACTGCCAACGAATCTATTGTACAGCTGATGCGTGTACAATCAGGGCAGTTTTACTACGGTTATCCTCGTTGGTGGGCATCGGCGGAGTGGATTCGGCTCGCTAATCGAATCCCTAAATTTCACAATCAAGCCTTAGACACTGAGTACAACGTTACTCACATTTGTCGAATCGCTGACCAATATTTCGAGACGATGTTCCAGATTGAGAACATCGAAACGGAAGAAGAAAAAGAGAAGTACCGTAGTACATTTTACGCGATGATTGACGACATCGTGTACAACAAGGAAGGTAAACGCCGCGTGTTGTACGATGAATGCCCCGTCGGCGAAGATGGCAAACTACATGGCTGGATTGAGTTGATACCCGTCCCTCGTACTGTCAAAGGGAACGAATACACGGAGCTGTATCAAGCCTGTGTTCTTGCATTTGCCAACGTAAGCGGTGTACTCTCCCAACTGACAGGAATTTCGGACGGCAAGGTAGTTGGGGGTAGTGGCTCTGAACTCCGTGTAACTGCCGAATACCAGCAGTTCTACCGTACCCCCCGTGAACGTGAGCTTATTTTGAAACCGCTCAACCGTATTATTCTTCCCGAAATCCGAAAAACATTCAATCTGCCAAAAGATGTTGTTTTTGGCTTCAATAACATCCTTCTTGAAGCGCTTAACACTGCCAAAACGGGTAGTACTCAGGTAGGCACTGGCGGCCAAAACGCCACAAAACAAATCCAAAAAACGTCTCAAAAGTCATCGAAATAATGGCAAAGCTTATCTCAACTAACCAACAGCTACGGGCATTTCTTGGAGGCGCTTACAGTGCAAGTGATGACTTCGACAGAATCAAGCCCTACATAGAGCTTGCTGAGCAAACCTACATCGCAAAAGCAATATCGTCCGAATTGCTCCTGCACTTGGAGACGCTTGCTGACTCATCAAGCATTTCTGAGAAGGAGCAAAACCTACTCCAACTCACTCGTCGAGCATTGGCTTTTTACGGGTATTGGATGTACTTACCGTTTGCCACTGGCGTCGATGGTGACAACGGATTACAGGAAACAACTACCGAACGTACCCAACCGATTCGTTTGGCAGTGCTTGAAAAAAGAATTGCTACAACGGCCGATTACGCATCGCAAGCGCTGGAATCTGTACTGTTAACGTTGTTCAATCGGCCTGACGATTTTCCTGTTTGGAAAAGCTCGGACACGTACGAAAATGCCAATAGGCTGTTTTTAAGGAACGGTACTGAGTTGAAAACTGCTTGCTCGTACACACGTGGACATCATCGTTTGTACCTTTCGATGAACGGATTTTTAGAAGAACGGCAGCGCAAAACGATTGTACCAATGTTAGGCGAAGATTTTGCGGAAGCTCTCTTAGAAGCCCAAAGCGAAGGCAATTTGACGCCTCTTAATAAAAAGCTTTTGCTTTACGTTCAACGAGCGTTGGGTTATGCCGCCTATGAAGATGCACTTATGCAACTCACTGTCGTTCAGCTGCCCAACGGTGGCTTACGTGTGCTTTCTGAGTTCGATGGCATCAACAACCAACGGTCTCTTACTGACCAAGACAAAGTGTTTTGTGAGTATAAAAACACGATTTCAACGCAGGCTCAATCGTACCTACGTGAACTCAGAGGCTTCTTAGATGCCAATGCTGATGACTTCCCGTTATACACTCCCCCCACAACTCCCCGACCCAAAGGGCCAATTGATAATTCACAGTACAACACCGTAATCCGTATGCGATAATGAAACCGCTCGAAAAAACACCCGTCCCCCCACCATTCAAAGTCACTCACACAAATGACGACGTACCCACTCCCGAGGAGCTGGAAGCAAAAGCAAAAGAAATGCTCGCACAGGCTGAAAATGCACGCGCTGAAGCAGAGAAAACAAAAGCTGCCAAACTGGAAAAAGAACGCGAACTTGACCTTGAGACACTTGGCAACTTAAAGCGCGAGGTCAAGAAACTTGAGTTCGTAGAAAAGGGTACAGTTGACCCTACAAAACGGGAAGAATTGTACACCAAAATCGCTAGTTATCAGGCGAATATTATAGAGATTGAGGAAAAGTACGGGCTAAATATCCCTGCAGCAATCCCCTATTCATCACCTGATATTACAAACGATACTGGTTCGGTAATGCCATCGGCGGTACTTATTACTACCATCAAAATTGCGGCTTTAATTGCTGCTTGTTGGGGAATCGTGCTCTATTCGGGTGATTGGATTATTGCCAAATACCCCAATGCTGCCATCTATAATGAGGTTAGTTTTCAGAAAATCTTGTTTGGATTCAGCGTGTTTATCGGTGGTTTGGTAAGCGTAATCATCGCTTTTAATGTGTTTTTCCCTGGGTTTGGAAAGTACTTCAATCCCTTTAATCATAGTTCACTTGATTTCTACGACGATTTTCACACTCTCACACCATGGCAACGCAACTTAATCGCTATTGCATTGTTTTTCTGCTTGCTCTGCTCGTTCGTTCTGATTGCAGGGGGCAAACTCGATTAACACCCGAAGATTCCCTTCGAGAAAAAATCTTTCAAATTGCTTTGGGGGAAGTTGGTCTTCGTGAACCACGTGGCCGAAACGACCATCCGCGAATCTTGGATTACCATCGTTCGGTAAATTCCTATCTCGCCAAGATGGTACCAGTTCCGCCATACTGTGCAAGTTTCGTGAACTACTGCTACACCAAAGCTGGAGTAAAAGTTACGAAGGTAGTTGCTCCCGCTAGAGCAAGGGACTGGTTTAAGGAAAGTAGTCGTATTGTTTTAACGCAACAAACACTAAGAGGCAACCAAAGAATGGTCAAAATGCCGAAAAAGGGCGATGTGATTGGGTATATATTCTACGGGAAAAACATATCTCACATCGAAATTCTCGAAAAGATTGACATTGCTGAAGGCTATCTCTACGCAATAGGTGCCAACACTTCTGGTGATAATGCCTACAATACTGTCAATCGTGAAGGTGACGGAGTCTATTACGTACGGCGACGAATCAAAATGTTTTACCAAATCGCGAACGTCCTAAAATGAGAATTTTACTGTACCTCACTTGCTTGGTTGGCGCATTTTCATTGCTGGTTTTTCGGTATGTAAAGCCCCAAAAAACATCGACACCGTCGCCCATCAGCGCCGCTCCCACGGTTTCTGTGCCAAAACCTGCTCAGATTCCAGCCCCAAGCAGCCGTAATTCTGATAGCTCGTCTTTCCCGATTATCCCTGTTTCGCGTCGAGTTCCGTGGCCATCAAAGGCGACGAACTACCGTAATAACTCAAAAAAAAAACGTCGGAAGTCGAGGCCGTAGAAGCCCGTTGGGCCGCTCGATACGATTCCTTGCGTAGAGCCTTTGCACGATATGTAATCAAACATCCTTAATTATGAAACTGATTGAGAACATCGGATTAGTCCCCACTTTGCTGATTGCCTTCGCAATTACTGTTTTTGCGTTTTTTGGAATTGATATTTGTGCAGGAAAAAGGCAAAACGATATTGTTGTTGTATATGAGAAACAGTTTATCCCTGCCTATTCTGAAACCTATGTTGAAATTGAGCACCATCTTGTAAACGATCAAAATGTATCAATTCCAGTAGTCAAAACAAGGCATCACCCAGATGAATATATTTTCTACGTGGATGACTACCAACATAGATACACATTGCACACCAACGCCCAAACGTTTTTTGCTGTAAACCCTCGACAAGAGGTTCGAACACGATTTGTGAAGGGAAGATGGACAAAGTTGAAGTATTTTGAAAAAGTCATTTATTAATTCCACACCACACCATATGTTAGACCAAAACAAAATCGGCCTAGTTGAGCGCATCACAGCTCCTACGCCCAAAATCTTCACAATCATTCGCAATATCGGCGTAATTCTTGCCGCCGTCAGCGCTGCCGTTCTTGCCGTCGAACAACAGGGCATTCAGCTCCCTGAAATTGTCAGCCTTTTGAGCGAAAAAGCAGCGTGGATTTCTGGCCTTATCGCGGCCATTGTCGCACAATTGACAGTCGATTTCAAGGCGCTTAATTCAAAAAACGCACTCACAAGCGTAGGAAACATCCCTCAAAAAAAAACTTCATAGCAGGGCTACTTTCCAATCAATGGTTCTATGTATATGGTGCTGCCCTCATAATGATAGGGGGTGCCATATACAAGCAATCAACCCTTTTCACATTTAGGCAGGAAAAACTTATCCTATCCAAAAAACATGAGCTTGATTCCCTTAAAAAACAGCACGAACAGCAACGCACCTCGGTGGATAGTATTGGTATTGATAGTCTTGGCCGTGTGCTTGAGCAAGAACTTACTACGCGCCCAAACACCTACGAAAAACCGCGCGGCGTACAGTCACGTAACCATTAGCGAACTCGCAGCGCGTAACGCTTTGAGGTACAAACTTGACGCTGAGTATTGGTACCAAGTTGCCGCCAAAAAGGACACCATTATTGCAGCCCAAGACACTATAATTAAAGCCCAAAAGAAAAAAGTATTCTGGAAAAGCGCTGAAAATTGGGGTTGGAGAGCGCTTGCCCTTGCCACCCTCCTAAAACTTGCCATCAAATGAAATACTTATTGTGGCCTTTTAAACTCGCCGCCCTTATCGTCTTAACTGCCTTTGTCATCGAATTTGCGGTGGTTCTTGCAGTGGTGGGCGTTATTTTTTGGCTTATCAATCGTTTAATCCTGTACGTCGATGCTCGAATTAAAGCTAAACAAGAAAACGTTTCATTGCCCTGAGTCCTGGGCTGAGTGTACCCCTGAGCAAACAAAAATATTCCTGACGGCTCGACGAATCCCTGTCGAACACCGCAATCGGATAGTCTATGAAAGTATGCTCAAGGCATATTTGTCGATGACCGAAAAAGCCTGGCTAAAACTCATACTCAGTTTTGAGCAATGGCGGTTACTAAAAGATATGCTGCATTGGGTTTTTGAGGAAATCCCTTCCCAAAAACCGTTCGATTACTTCGACTATCAGGGCATACGGTATTACTTACCCGACGAAAGCTTCAGCAATTCGACCGCTATCGAGGTAAGTATAGGCAACATGAAGTATTTGGATTTTGCAAAGCCCGAAAACCCCAACACCGCCGCACTCAACGAGCTGATTGCCACGTTTTGCCGACCAGAAAGAGCCGACCTTGAGACCTTCAAAATGTCGTCAGAATGGAACGGCGACCTTCGAGAACCTTACAACCAAACTCGTACGGAGCAAACAGCAAAGAAGCTGGAAGGGCTTGATACTCCCACTAAAGTAGCTTTTCTAACCTACTTTGAAGTGATGAATACCGCCTTTTTGGAAGAATTCGAGGAGCTATTTGGCGATTCCAAAGAAACCCCTCGGTACCAAGACGGCACGGGTTGGCTCATGCTCCTAAAGACGGCAGCAAAAAGCCCGTTGTGGGGTGGCTTTGAAAAAGTGTGTAACCAACCTGCCCGCATAGTGTGGGCTTTTATGCTAGATGACGTCCTCGATGCACGTCAGGAAATGGCCGAATACGAAAAGCAAAAAGAAGAAATGTATGCAAGTAGAAATCACTGACCTGCTCACGCTCGAAGAGTACGTCAGCAGTCTTAAAGAGCGTGTTCCAGGTATTAACAGCTATAAATATCTTGGCTCAGGCGACGAGTTTGATTCCGCCATTCAAGCCTTTTTCAACAATAAATACCAGGGCGGCATCGTCCTGTTTTTGGGCATTTTTGATTCCCTTACCCGCGATTCGGGTGGGAAACAGTCTTTTGCCCCTGTTTTCTGTCAGATATGCGTCCTAAAGAAAGCCGACCCCAAAGTTGAGCGTGATACCCTTATTGCCAAAAATGAAACGTGGAAAACGGCTCTCAATCTCATCGGGACTATCGAAAAAGACATGGAAGAAAGCGCACGAATGGCATCGACCAAACGCCTTCGGGTCGAAGTCGATGGCGATAAGCTGATTCCGCTTGAGCGCGTGGCAAACGTCAACGCATGGGGATGGGCAACCGACATTATTTTCACGATTCCAGTCAATTCAATTAAGTTTTCATAATGGATTACTTAGCCTCATTCCAACTTTTACCGCTCCGTTTGGCAGGAAATCAACTCATCGCCAATGTACCTAGCCCCGATGGAGTTACCAACCGTACTAACCTTCTCTATCGTCTTGACATCTACCGCCCAAAATCTTTTCGCTCTGGGGAGTATGTCATTCATGAAAAGCTACGCGGTCGCGAAGCCCCTCCCGTCGTTGAGAATAGTACTATATTTTCGGACGGTTGTAATTTCGACTTATCAGAATTTATATGGGGACTTCTTGAAGCAAATCCTCCAGTTCCCAACCAAACCGAAATCACGTTACAACCCTTAGCCACTATGCCATTTTTTGTGCGTAGATGGGTGGAGCCTTACCAGGTTTCGACACAAACCGATGAGCCTATTGAATACCTCATACGTGCCAAATTACATGAAGACCATTTTGCAAGTTGGAAAGAAAGTTTTTTCACCAATTACCTTCAAGAAAATAGAGCATTTCTGACGTGGCAACCCCGTTCAGAAAAAATCATTGATAGAAATCAGCCTGAGTTCTTGAGTTTCCTTACGCATCATAATCCACTACCATCGGCCTTAAAAGTTCGCGTTCAGGTTACCTTCACCGACGAAACAACTTCGGAAACGTTGACCCCTATCGAACTGAAAAAAGTCGAAAATTATACGTTATACACTATTCCAGTTGGTTTTCAGGCATTAGGATTGGCCAATTTAGAGCAAGAAAAAAATGTACTTTATTATAAAGTATGGCTCTCAAACCACCTTTTTCAGCAGCTCACAGAGGAACGTGTGTACTATGTCTCAAACGACTACGAACATCACGTGCGTTACGTTGTATTCCTCAATTCGTTGGGGGGATGGGATACCTTACGAATGACAGGGCTTAGCAACGAGCAGCTTCAAACGTCTGTATCAATCATGCAGCGTCAGCTTGAGCCCAACTATTCTGTTTCTTCTGACGAAATTTTTACGGTCAACATCACTGGTGAAAGACGTCTCACCTTATATACTGGCAACCTAAGTCGCCCATGGCTCAAATACCTCGAAGAGTTAGTTTGGTCCGAGAAAATATTCGTCGTGACAGCTGATGGATTCGTCCCCATTATCATCAATCAAAACTCCTTCGATGGCCCCAATGAAGACGATGATTTCTCAGGGCGCGTTTTTCAATTTCGTCAGGCTAAAGTAGCCAAAGCCTACAGCGAACTACCTGCATCACCAACCTCCAACACCAATCGCCCCACTCAATGGGTTGGTGTGGGAGCTTATTGCATGGTCAACGAAAAGGGGCTTCGTACTGGCTTTCAATCGTTCTCCTTACTTGAGCTACGTTACTCGGATGGCGCTCAAGAGCGTGTACCAGGTATAAAACGTCAGGCTAATATCCCAACCAATAATGGATACATTGCCCCCTTAATATCACTCGCTTGTCAATCGTCACCCTACCTAAACACACGTATTGAGCGTTTCGGCACGTTCCAAAAGAACAACTGCGGCGACGGATACATTGGTAGTTATGTCACAATCGTGGTAGAAGCTGGTACGCACGGAAGCGAAAATTCACAAGCTGAAGCGCAAGCACGTGCAGAGTCTACTTGGAACCTGCTCAATACCCAGGAAGCGGCCAATGCCAACGGAGTATGTAGCCTTGGCTATCGAAACACTGCCATAAGCCGTCAATCTACTTACACTAGAAACACGTGTACCAATGGACTCGCTGGATCCAAATGGACAATTGTAATTCCAGAAGGTCAGTTTATCAGCGCTATATCACAAGCTGATGCTGATGCTCAGGCCAATGCTCAGGCCAATGCCCTCGATACCCAAGCCAATGCCGATTTGTACGGTGCTTGTGGCTGGTATAATCAAAGCTTAAGTAGAAAATCGTTAGCGACTCGTCAGAACTGCTCTTCTGGATTATCTGGTAGCAATTGGACTATTCAACTTGGCGCAAATCAGTTCTTTAGCACGATTTCGCAAGCCGACGCCAATGCGCAAGCTGAGGTACACATGACTCAACTGGATACTCAAGCCAATGCCAATCTATACGGTGCGTGTGGCTGGTATAATCAAGAGTTTCAAATCAACTCTCAAAAACGAAAGAATAATTGCGCCCCTGGGCAAATTGGAGGAGGCTGGATGATTGTAATACCAGCGGGCAGATTTTTCAGCACTATTTCCCAGCAAGATGCATACAATCAGGCGAACGCTGAGGCCAATGCACTTGACACACAAGAAAATGCTAACCTAAACGCTGGTTGTTTCTAATGCAAAAAAAGTTTGATGTTCGCATCGGTGGCATATCCGCCGATGTAGCCCCTGATACCGCGTTCGAGTTGGAGTTGCTTAACTCCATGCTCGACATTGATACCCCCCAAAGCTCACGAGCTTTGGGGATTACCCTGCCATTTACCCCTACCAATCACGATTTGATGGGGCATATATACCACCCTCAGTCGGCAACCACACAGCGGAACTACGCCACTGAACTATACCTTGACACCAACTTGGTAGATTGGGGGTATTCCTATCTGAAAGATGCGAAAGCTAACTATCCCTTAGATTTTACCTCCAACATTAAAGAGTTTTTTGGCTCCTATCAGGCACGACTTCTTTCAGACATTGATTTAGGTTCCTTCACGCTACCGTCGAGTCTAAACGACACGCTTCTAAATTCGTGGCAGGTAGCCAATGGCTGCGTTTTCCCTACCATCCGCAACGATGTCTATTATGAAAAGAACGTACCAAGTACGTTTGATGGCCTTGTGAACAAGTACAGTGCAGGGTATATAGCTACTTCACCCAAAACACCCCTATTTTTCGTAAAGTATGTATTGCAGAAAGTTGGAGATTTGGCGGGGGTTACCTATGCGGGTGAGTTTTGGGACGATACAGCCACGGCCAAACTCATCCTGTACAACACGCGTGAAGCGGTCGGGACGGTCGAGCGCAGATTATTCATGCCCAACATGACCATTGCTCAGCTGATTGTAGGGCTTAGAAAAACGTTCAATCTTTACCTTCGATTCGACGTCTATCGGAAGGTTTTGCGGATGGACTACGCCAAATCGGTTCACAATGGTACTTGTTCTATTGATTGGTCTAGCTCAGCGCCAAAATTCAAAGGAGGTTCGCCGATCAACATTCCTGGACTGGAACTTTCATGGACGCTCGACACTAACGACCAGCTCCACAAAGACGCGTTTTTTTTACCTTATGCTACCATCGATGCAGTTGGTCAGCGTCAATCCATCAGTAGTCCATTTCGTACGCTTTTGATGGAAAGTGGACTGCCCAAAACCTCACAGTTTGGGGCTGCTGTTACTCAGCTCGACAAAAAGTGCATTCCTGGGCTGCTATCGTGGCAAGGTCTAGTTTCAGGGGTTCCATTGGCAACCAACCAATTTGGTACCACAACCTTACAATGGAGCGATATACGTACTTCATTTTGGTTGGAGGAAGAACGTTTTCGGATGGGTAGTTTTCGCGTAGAAGACAGAATCGCCCTCACTAGTGCTCAAATCTCGCAAATCTCAGCAATTTTGAGAGGCGAAGATTCCGCATGGCCTATTGTTCACATCAACGGTGTGAATTATCTTATAGAACGCCTAGTCATTCCGTCAGGCTCAGCCAATACCCCACTAATGTCAGCTTGGAGAATATGAGCATCACACAACTAACCCAAAAAGAATTCGAGGACATTGTCACCGAGGAAGTGGAAACCATCACCAACGATGCCACAAAACGTTTTCAGGAAGCCCTAGAACGAAACGGCCTCATACTTACCGCTGACCTCAAAAATAGCTTCGTAAAGTTTGTGGTGTCTAACTCCGTAGCGATGATTGCCCAAGCGCGTATTGAGTTCAATGGTTACGGGCGTTTCAAGGATATGCGTCGTTACACTTTTCGCGGTCATATTCCTCCAGTATTTGAAATGGAGTATTTTATCATGAAGGAAGGAGTTGATAAATTTCAATGGATTCTTGACTATCGTCATACAAAAAACCGCCCTTCAGCTTTTACATCCGACAATAGAACCGTGAATCGTATTGCGTGGGCTATCGCGATGAATAAACGACGTTTTCCCGACGTTAAGCGAGGGTATAGAGGTAGTTGGTACAATGAAAACAAGATGAAATACATCAACGAAGTAAAAAAACGCCTCAGATGGCGTATTAGTAGTGCCGTTCATTCAGCATTTAGAGGTGCTTTTGATGAAATTGGGAAGGGGGCATAGTAAATTAAATAAACTCAGAAGGCAAGCTCTCTACTATTTCAGCAGCCGCTTGATAGGGCGGCTTCTCCGTATTAATAATGATAGAATTCGGAAAGACCAAAGGCCAATCAAATAGTATGTTGCGTCTAAAATACATAGGTGGTGCTTTGTACCCCATCTTTTCCCGTTCGTCATACCTCAATTGGACGGTCAACATACCAGCATCAAGTAGAACATGCACAACTTCACATTCTAAGCTTTCTATCAATATTTTCAGGTTGTTCGATGTACCCGAGCTTTCCAAAATTATGTATTCTTCACAGCTTGCAGCTACATATAATTCATACCAAGCTTTCATTTCTCCATTGGGTGTTCCATCACTGTACATGTGACGAAACCAGTCAATCGACAAACTCGAATAGGTTGGCAAATAATCCTTCAGCTCTTCAATCACCGTACTTTTCCCAACGGCCTGAGGCCCCATGATGTTAATGATGTAGCGTTTCATGCCCTCAATTTACGTCCTATTAGTCGCTTGAGCAATGTTCCACCTTCGCGTAGTACCAAAATCCACACCCGAAAATGGAACTACGCGACAAGTCAATTTTGGATTTGTACATAAACGGTGAACCTGCCGTTGACAGCTTAAAAAAGCTGGATACCGAAATTGACAGCCTGAAAAAGCAGCAAAAGGACCTGCAAAAGCAGCTCAACCTACCCGACCTCGACCCAGAGGTACGAACCAAACTTATACAAGAGTATAAGGAGGTAACCGACAAAATCAAGGATACGACCCACGCCAAGGAAATGCTCAGGCGGGAAATGGACATGGAAGAATTGTCCATCAAAGAGCTTCGACAACTCCTGAAAGACTACAGAAAGGAATGGGAATCCGCGACCGATCCCGCCATTCGTGAGGCGATGAAAGACAAAATTGACGCAGTCAACGACCGATTGGGTGAGTTGGGCGTCAATGTCCGAAAGCAAGAAAGTTTGTGGGATAATTTCAAGGGCTGGATAATGGCGGCATTCACCGCCGATGGCATTATGGCCATGCTCCAAGCTTTGTACGAATTTGGCGTTGGGGCTGTGAAAATGGCCGCTGAGTTCACCGATTCATTCGCGGACATTCGGAAGGCCACGGGCATGACCACCGACGAAGTGCAGGCGCTAAACGACCAAATCGCCCAAATAGACACCCGAACCGCGCAGGAAAGCCTACTAGAAATCGCCCAAGTCGGAGGGCAAATAGGCATTGCAAAAGACGAAATGCTCGGTTTCGTGGAGTCGGTCGATAAAGCCGTCGTTGCGCTAGGTGATGAATTTCAAGGGGGAGCGGAAGAGGTCGCCGCCAAAATGGGTACGCTCAAGACGTTATTCAAAGAGACGGCCGACCTCGATGCTGGTACCGCCATCAATCAGATTGGTTCTGCTATCAACGAATTAGGCGCGGCTGGTTCGGCAACGGGTCCCGTCATCGCCGATTTTTCCATGCGAATGGGGCAATTGGGCAATCTTTCGCCCCAAATTTCCCAAACAATGGGCTTGGGTGCGGCTTTTCAGGAGCTTGGACTTACTGCCGAAATTGCTGCAGGTGGCCTTTCTAACATCTTGCTCGGAGCTGCCAAAGCCACCGACCTGTTTGCTCAGCACCTCGGAATGACCGAAGATGCCTTCAAAAAGCTGATTAATACCAACCCCAACGAGGTCATCCTAAAGCTCGCCGAAAGCTTCAAGGGCCTTCCTACCGACGTGGTGGTGAAGCAGCTTGACAACTTGGGTATTAAAAGTCAGGAAGCGACAAAAGTCATGTCGTTGCTCTCCGACCAAACGGGCGTAGTTCGCGAAAAACAAGAACTTGCCTCGAAGGCCATGCAGGAAGCTACCAGCCTTACCAACGAGTTCAACGTCAAAAACACCAACGCGGCCGCTGAACTAGCCAAGGCAGAAAAGGCCGTCGATGCCCTTAAACTTCAACTCGGTAGCGCTCTCCTTCCCGTAGTCGTCAACGCGATCACGTCGCTGGTTGGCTTTGTGAACATCATTCGCGCCATACCCGCCTTTGTGTCCGAAAACAAGGAAATGTTTATCGCCCTGGGTGCGGCGGTGCTGAGCTTCAACAGCCACCTTATCGCAGCAACAGCCGCTTCCATCGCCCATCAAGCCGCCGAAAAAGCACGAATGATATGGACGGAATCGGCGACCGTAGCACAATGGGCCATGAACACCGCCCTTACTGCCAACCCAATCGGTGCCGTAGTGGCGGCAATCACGTTGCTGGTTGGTGGCTTGGTCACCCTTTGGAAAAATTCCGAAACGGTTCGCGGAATTGTCATGGGGCTTTGGGAGGCCATGAAAATGGGTGCCACAATCGCGGCCGAAGTCGCATCCGCGATATGGAAGGGAATGCAAGACCTTATCGACAAATTCCCCCTTCTTACAAATACCATACAGCTCGTTTGGACTGGAGCAAAAGCAGCCTTCGATGCCCTTATCTCGATCCTGGGCAGTGCGGGCGAAAAGGTAGGTTGGTTGACCGACAAAGCCTCGGGTATCGGCTCTTCGATAGCGTCTGCCTTACAGCCTGGCATCGACTACATTTCGTCGGGTTTCAGCTTCGTAAAAAATGCGGTGGGCGATTTCATCACCCTAGTGCAGACTGTCGGCAACAAAGTCGCCACGGCCCTCAAAGCCATCACGCCAGATTCATTTCTCGAAGCCGCCAACATTTTCGCAGGTGCTGGAAAACGCATTTCGCAGGCGTTCAATTCGGCTTTTGGGGATGAGCAAGCCAAAGGCCACAAAGACCAAAACGACGCTGACGACGCCAACAACGCTAAAAAGGTCACTGAGAAAAAGAAAGTAGCTGTACAAATCGGCCTCGATGACCAAACCGCGAACAAAGACACCAACCAGAAAAATCAGGCGGCTAATGATGAGCACCGTTCCGCTGAGTTCAAAAAGGAACAGGACGCGATAAAAAAGAGGAAAGAAGAACGCGAAAAAGCCGAAAAAGAAGCCCTCAAATTGATTGAGGACATGCAGATTAAGGCAATCGCGGATGAGCAAGAACGCGAAATCGCCAAACTTGAACTGTCCCTAAAACGCGAACTCGCCCGTGTCGAAGAATCGAAAGCCAGTACCACCACCAAAACGATATGGGAAAAGGCACTCAACGAACAATTTGAACGCGATGTCGCCAAAGTTCAGGAGGATTTTCGGAAAAAGCACCTTGCCGAAAATGAAGACTTAACCAAAAAAATCAACAAGCTCAAAACCGATCAGATAACGGATGAGCTTGAGAAAAAGAAAGCCCAACTCCTTACCGAGCTTAACACCGAACTCGAAAAAAACAAAACCCTGAAGGGCGATGCTGAGCTTAAAGCACAGTACGAAGAACAGCTTAGAACGAATTTCAAAAATGCCGTCGAAAAGCTTGAAAAAGACTATCGTGACAAGCACCTAAGCGAAGAAAAAAAGCGCCTTGAGGAAATCAAAAACCTCGAAGACCGTCAGCGCGACCAGCTATCTGAAGCGGAACTTCAAACGATGCGTACCACCCTGCAAACCAAATTGCAGAGCGAAACCCTAAACGTCAACCAGCGCAAAGACCTCAAGCTACAACTTATTAAACTTGAGCATGATGCCGAAATGGAGAAGATTGAGCGCATCGCCCAAAAGGAAAAAGCTGAAGCGCAGGCGACCTCCGATAAGCTGATGGCGCTGGCCAAAGACGACGCCGACAAAAAGAACCAAATAGCCTCCAATCTTGACCAACAAATCAGGGCCATCGACGCCAAAATGGACGCCGACAAACGCGCCAACGATGCCAAATACCAAGCTGACACCAAAAAGGCGGAATTAGATTCTTTAGCAGAACGGAAGGCTAACCATGGTAAATTCATGGATGCCCTCAAAGGCTTATTAAATGGTGACTTTCAGGCATTCACTGGATTTTTGAATGATAAATTCAAGAATGAAAAAGCCATGAACGATGCCAGATTACAAAACTGGACATCGAAAGGGCAGCAAATCCTTGAAGTGGTGGACATGGGCATACAGCTCATGCAAAAGCTGGAGAAAGCCCGTCTTGATAAGGAATTAGCAAACATAGCGAAGGAAAAAAACACCCAACTAGCAAGTTGGAAGGAGAAATATGATAAGGGCTTAATTTCAAAAGACGAATACGAAAAAAACGTCGATAGAATCAACAAGGAATCGTCTGAAAAAGAAAAGGCTGAAAAGCTAAAATCGTGGAAACGTGAGCAAAATATGCAAATCGCAATGGCGGTTATCCACGCGGCAATGGCGGCTCTGAAATCCTTAGCCACAATGGGTTTTCCACTTGGATTGATTGGCGTAGCAGCTTCGGCAGCGGCCGCGGCGGTACAAATCGCGCTCATTAAGCGCCAACAACCTCCAAGTTTTGAAAAGGGTGTTGTATTAAAAAATGGTGGTGTTCCTGATGGCCCTCGACACGGCTCTACTTACGGCACTGGAGGAATCGGCCTCGTTCGTCGCGACACAGGTGAAGAAATTGGCGAAATGGAAGGCGGTGAGCCGATCATGATTTTGTCTCGAAACACCTATGCGAATAACCGTCGGGTTGTGGACAAACTCCTACACAGCAGCCTACACCGAAACGGCGCACCTATTTACGCCGAAAAAGGAGCTATGTTTTTTGAAGGGGGGTACATGGAGGATGATTCTCGCCCGAAAGAAACTGTTAGCGAAAACGAGGGCTTCAACCCTGGCTACACGGGAAGTAGTGGTAGCTCCAGTGGCGGTAGTTACAACGATTCCACGTCTGAGAGCTTCGACGGTGGTGGGGGTAGCTACGACAGTGGTGGTGGTGATTCGGGCAGTTACGATACATCAAGCGCCCAGGAGACCACAAACCTCACAAACGAGGAAATCGCGAAGTCGCAGGCATTAATGGAGAATATCCAGAAAAACACTGCCGACACGGCGTCGAACATCAAGGAGGGTTTACAGACAAACACCGACAGCGTGACGTACATGCTCGGCAGGATGTCCGACAACATGGTCAGCTCCTTCGCTCAGCTTAACGAAACGCTCAGAAGTATTCTTTCCACTTCAGATGCAAGTCTGTCGGTCGAGCGTTCAATCGAAAACTGGACGCGCATCACGTCAGAAAAGAACCTTAGCGTAAGCGTTACGACCATCAATGACATTCAGAACAATATCAATGTGATGATTGACAAAAGTCAATTTAAGTAATATATTTGAATGCGCATATGTTTCGGAGTGAAACATAGTAGCCCTACACTGAGATCTGCGGTGCTAGGGCTATTTTTTTAAATTGGCGGAAACTTTTCGATTTGGCCTTCGTAATAGAAAACGCCCAAATCCCTCAAGTATTCAACAGTCTGCTTAATGTCCGTATGGCCGCATTGCTCCTGCACGAGCTTCAAATCTTTGGTAGCACGGTAAAGCGCGGTTACCCCTGTGTGCTTCCAGCCGTATAGGTCATACCCCTCTTTGTATAACCCCATCTGCTTAATATACCTCTTATGTCGTTCATACCAGTAGGCTTCTCCTACCAATGTATTCCCTGGCTTACCATAGGAAAATACATAAAAATGAGGTGGGTAATTTCTAATGCCTCGTTCCTCAATCATTGCTTCTAATGGCGGGGGAATTTGGATATGTCTAACCCTGCTTGATTTGGCATTTAGCTCACTGACTCGAATCGTTTTAGCGCCGATGTCCTCTATACGCATCATTCTCGCTTCTTGATGCGGACGGCTAAAAGTATAATAGATAAAACACACAAAAAACCACATAGCGTCATCCTTCGCCTCCTCACATAGTTGCCTAAACTCGCTTATTTGAGCTGGGCTGAACACCCTATGTTTGCCTTGTTTTACTCTAAGTTTCTGAATACGCTTGAAAGGATTGTTGGTTATTACCTCACGGTTAATGAACTCGTTAAACAGAGCCGAACAAAATCCTTTCATTTTGTTGTGTGACTTATTGCTCAGCTTCTTTTCCATAACAAGCCAATCGGAAAAGCCATGTGCATATTCATTTGTGAAGTTTTTGAGCTGAATTGCTTCTAAATTATATTCCTTCAAAAACTCTATAAAAGTATTCGCATTACTTCTATATGTCTCGTGTGAGCGAGGTTTAAGGGTAATTTCTTTCCTTTTGAGGAAATGTTCAATGGCAGATATTATTGAAATGTTTGCTTTTATTTCAAGCGGCTTTACGGTCGATTCTGCTGCTTTTTTAGGATTAATAACCGCTCCACTTTCTAAAAGCTCATTGATTCCTGAAATAAACTTATCAGCTTTTTGCTCTCTCTCTTGGAGGGTTTTGCCACTAATTACCAATCTTTTCCTGACAAGCTTTTTTTTGATTTCATCAAAAATGTAGAAGCAGACAAACCATTTTTTGTCGAGCGACTTGTCAAGTGGCCTTTGTAGATACGCTTTTTTAAATGGGTGCGCCATCTTGGAAATGTGGATATGATTGGCCGCAACATAGGGCTTCAACCACGTTGCCACCCCCTTTGCCACCACCTTAGTTTTTTTAAACATACAGCCTGTAAGTTTATGACTTACAGGCTGTTACGTTGGTGACGAAGGCGAGATTCGAA